TTATCTTTGACAACTCTCCAATTATCATTAAAGACAAGTATGCTGTTAATGGTTCTGACATGGCTCAGATTGGATGGGTTGAAGTAACTACAGAGAATGGAGCTTCTGGATACCTATGGTATTTAAAATCAGAGCACGAAACAAGACTTCGTTTTGACGACTATCTTGAGACTGCAATGATTGAAGCTGTTCCAGCTGAAGCTGGTTCTGGAGCTGTTGCTACTACAGGTGATGTAGGAAACAAAGGTTCTGAAGGTATTTTCTATGTTGTAGAAAATCGTGGAAACGTATGGGCAGGAGGTAACCCTTCTACTCTTGCAGACTTTGACGCTGTTATCTCTCGTTTAGATAAGCAAGGAGCTATTGAAGAAAACGTAATCTTTGTTGACAGAGATTTCGGATTCGATATCGATGATATGTTAGCTGCTCAGAACTCTTACGGAGCTGGAGGTACTTCTTATGGTTTATTTGACAATGACAAAGACATGGCATTAAACCTTGGATTTACTGGATTCCGCAGAGGATATGACTTCTACAAGTCTGACTGGAAATACTTAAATGACCCAACTATGCGTGGTGGTCTACCAACTGGTGCTGGTTCTGGCCGTGTAAACGGACTATTAGTTCCTGCTGGTTCTACTACTGTATATGACCAAATTTTAGGTAAAAATGCGAAACGTCCATTCCTTCATGTACGTTACCGAGCTTCTGAAACAGAAGACCGTAGATACAAAACTTGGATTACTGGTTCTGCTGGTGGTGCTGCTACATCGGATTTAGATGCGATGGAAGTACACTTCTTGTCAGAAAGAGCTGTATGTACTTTAGGTGCAAACAACTTCTTCTTATTCCAAGAGTAGTATATTTATTAAGGGAGGTTTAACCGCCTCCCTTTTTTTAACTTTAATTAAATTTTATATAATGAAAAAAAATATTACAATTGTAGATAAAGTCTACAAACTTACCAGAGAAGCCGCTCCTTTATCTCTTTACATTCCTTCAAGCGGTTCAAGAAGAAAACCATTGCTATGGTTTGATGAAGAAAAAGGAATGAACCGAGTTTTAAGATATTCACCCAATCAGAAGTCTCCATTTGAAGATGAGCAAGATGAAAATGTTGTTCGTGTTCCTATAGAGTTTGAAGATGGTTTCCTTAGAGTTCCTAAAACCAATCCTGTATTACAGCAGTTTTTATACTATCACCCATTAAACGGAAAAAGATTTATTGAGGTTGATAATGAAAAAGACGCTTCTAAAGAATTAGACCGAATTAACATAGAGGCGGATGCTCTTATAGAAGCCAGAGCTTTAACTGTAGACCAATTAGAAACTATTGGTAGAGTTATACTGGGAGCAAACGTAGAAAAGATGAGCACCTCTGAATTAAAGCGAGATGTACTTATTTATGTTAAAAGATATCCAGAAGAATTTCTAAGACAAATTAATGACCCTCTATTAAAATTACAATCAAACGTTCAGTTGTTTTTTGACAAGGGATTATTATCGTTTAGAAATAAACAAAAAGAAGTGTGGTTTAACACCAGCACTAATAAAACCAAAATGTTAACTGTGCCATTTGGAGAAGACCCAATGTATATTGTTTCTTCATTTTTACAAAGTGATGATGGTATAGAAGCATTGAAAATGCTAGAATCTATGCTAGAGGATTAAGCATAAGTGTTTCATTTGAAGAGAGGTCAAAAATAATTGACCTCTTTTTTTTTGCTTATCTTTGTAAAAAAGAAAGCGATGATAAATTCTGTTAGAAATACAGTTCTTGCTATCCTTAATAAAAATAATTATGGCTATTTATCGCCATCAGATTTTAACTTATTTGCGAAGCAAGCGCAGTTAGATATTTTTGACGAATACTTTATTGGTTACAACAACGTAATTAATAAGGAGAATGGTCGTATATCTGGAACAGAATATGCGAATATAAGAAAAGGGTACGAGGAAGTTATAGATACTTTTTCTGTTACTGCTAGTTTAGCAAAAAGCGCTGCAAACATTTATCAAGCGCCCACCACATCTACCACTGGTTCAGATTATTATTTATTAAATAAAGTTTTAATATATAGCGCAGCCACATCTTCTGGAACAACTACAGCCACAGGAGGCGGTAACACTGCTTTAATAGATTCTAGCGCCACTTTTCAAACTGATGGTGTAACTGCAGGAGATACAGTCTCTATTGTTCTTAGCGGTTCTGTAGTGACTAATTTAACAGTGCAGTCTGTAACTAGTCAGACACAGGTCATTGTAAATGTCGCTTCATTAACTTCTGCTGGACTATCTTATTCTATATATAAAGCAGTTAATTTAAAAAATGAAGCAGAGCCTGTAACTCATAGTAAAATTACTATGCTCAACAAATCAATGCTTACTGCTCCGAATACTACTTTCCCAGCATATACACAAGAAGGTTCATTGTTGACCCTATATCCTTCGGCGCTTACAGAAGTGGGTCGGGTAGTGTGTCAATACATAAGATATCCAAAAGACCCGAAATGGACATATATTTCATTGAGCGGGGGAACTCCTGTATTTAATCAGTCTCAAGCGGACTATCAAGATTTTGAGCTTCCTGAAGACGATGTAAATAACTTGGTGGCTAGAATATTACAATACGCTGGCTTATCAATAAGAGAAATAGCTACCGTTCAATTTGGACAGGCTTTAGAACAACAAGAAAACCAAGAACAATAAGATGGCTTATATAAATCAGAAGAAATATTATACCAACGATGGCACAAATCCCACTAATGAAAATTGGGGTTCTTATCAATATGTAAGCCTTGAAGATATTGTAAATAATTTTCAGCTTATGTATAGCGGAAACCATTCGTTAGTTAATAACGAAGAGCGATATAAAATATTGTTTCACGCTAAAAGAGCAATACAGGAATTAAACTACGATGCTTTTAAAGAAGTAAAAGCATTGGAGCTTACTATTTATGATGATTTAAAGTTTATTCTCCCATCTGACTATGTTAATTGGATTAGAATATCTTTATACAAAGATGGATGGATACGACCATTGAGTGAAAATATACAGGTAAATTCAGCAAACTCTTATACACAGAGTTCTAGCGTTCCTAATTTTACCGGTAATGACGCAACAACTCAGACCTCTCAATTGGATACTGATAGAGTAAATGGTAATCAAAAAAGTATTTATTTAAACCAAGTAAATGCGGAGGACCAAACACCACAAGATACTCAAGCGAACTGGTATGCCGATTATACAATAGGAGCTCGTTATGGTTTAAATACTGAAACAGCAAATATAAACCCTACCTTTAGAATAGATAAAAAAGCTGGAGTTATAAATTTTGATTCTACTATGGCTAATGAGCAGTGTATATTAGAGTACATTTCTGATGGTATGGAAAATGGTGACGATTCTAAGGTATCAGTAAATAAACTTTTTGAAGACTATCTATATGCCTACATAGAATACGCCATCTTAAATAGTAAGTTTAATGTTCAAGAATATATTGTAAATAGAGCCAGAAGAAGAAAAACAGCTCTATTAAGAAATGCAAAAATTAGACTAAGCAATATACATCCTGGAAGATTACTGATGAATCTAAGAGGAGGCGACAAGTGGATTAAATAAAATGGCAAATATTCAAAGAAATTTTATTGCAGGCCGTATGAATAAAAGCCTTGATGAAAGGCTTGTACCTAACGGAGAATATGTAGACGCTTTAAACGTAAGGCTTGGCTCTACAGAAGATTCTGAAATTGGTTCTGTTGAAAATTCTAAGGGTAATTCTAAACTTACTTCGCTCCAGTTTTTAGGTGGTATACCTTTAAGTGCTGGAGCTAGATGTATTGGCGCTTTTGAAGATGGCTCTAACAATGCTATTTATTGGTTTGTTCACGACCCAACTTTTGTTGATGGAGATACTGGTAAATTAGATTTAATTGTTTCTTACAACACAAAAACAAACGATACTATTTATCATATAATTAGTATTGATGATGGCTCTGGGGTGAATACAACATTGAACTTTAGTCCATCGTATCTTATAACAGGAGTAGATAGAGTAGGAGATTTATTGTTTTTTACAGATAACTACAATCCGCCTAGATTTATTAATATAAAAAAGAACTATGCGAATCCAATAAATATTACGCCTGCTCCTCCAACACCTACTCCGCCTACTCCGCCGTTTTCTAATGGATGGATATTTACCGCTGGACAGAGTAATGTAGGAGGAACTCTTTTTACTGGATATCATACAGGAACGTTGGTAGGGTGTCCAACAAGTATACCCGCTTTTGGAATTGGAATTAGTCCTACCACAACTCAAATACCACTTCCAGGAGTAGATTGTTATCAATCCGCTTTCTTTGCTACCACAAAAGGATTTGGTATTCAAGGAGCTGGAAATGTTAGTACATTAGCATTAACGCAATTTAGCTTCGATGCAAGTGCTAGTAAAGTATCAATTGGACTTGTAAATGTATCTGGAGTTGGAAACCCAGGTGTGGGAAGTTTAAGTGGAACTATTACAGGTAGTAATGGAAGTAGCGGAACATGGTCTGTTAGTTATTCAGATGTTGGAATACCTTCATATACGGATGGAAATGGAGATACTTTACAACCTGAATCTATAGGAGAGGTTACTATAACAGGATTGACATTAACTAATAATGTGACATACACAATTAATACATAAGGATGGCTTCATATTTAGACCAATTTTCTGCTGAATCTATACTGGTTATAAAAAAACCGCCAGTAAGTGCTCCTGCTATACAGTCAATAACTACAGCTGGAGAGGATGATTTTTTAGAAGAGCGATTTATAAGCTTTGCGTATAGATATAAATATGCTGATGGTGAGTATTCAGCCACATCACAATTTAGTGAGTCTTCATTTGTTCCTAACCCTTTTGATTTTAGTTTTAATAGCTACTTAAATGAAGGGATGACCAACTCAACAAATGCCTGTATTATTACTTTTAATTCAGGAGGTCCTCTTGTTGTTGGTATAGATTTATTATTTAAAGAATCCAATACCTCTACTATAAAGGTTATTGAGAAATTAAGCAAGAGCAATTTAGGTTATGCTGATAACCAAGACTATACATATACTTTTAGCAATAGTAAAATATTTACTATTCTTCCTGAGTCTGAAATATTAAGACTTTACGATAACGTTCCGTTATTAGCTAAAGCTCAAACAGTAATGGGCAATAGACTTATATATGGGAACTATGTAGAAGGATACGACCTAGTAGACTCTACAGGAGCTCCAGTTAGGTTTGAATATTCAGCTAATTTAGTTACTCAAGAAATAGGTAATACAACTTTAGAAAATTCCACAGCAACTGGTAATTATACAATACCAGATACGCAAACAACTTCTGTTACAGTTCCTAATTCTGTAGTATATGTTGATTTAGATGGCGTTGAATTAATTGCTGGAGCAGCAATTACTTTGGATTTAAAATTAGAACACAATCAATTTGCTAAGCCTTTTGGAGGAGCAACCCCTCTTCCTACAGAAACAACTACAAATGTAGATTTAGGTTTTACATACATTCTTCCTACTTCTTATGGTTCTGTTTATGAGTTAGCGACAAGTGATGATTTTTTACAACGCATAGGAACTGCTGCCAATATTCAGACTGTTGCAAATTCTTGTACAGGAACAACTTTTACAGACCAATTAAATTGTGATTTACCTCAAAACCTAGATTCTTTAACTAAGTATCAAAGTGGTATAACGGCTGGCAATCAACCTTTATCAGTAATTGCTACCCCTGGTAGCACGCAAATAGGTATACAAGTATTGTCTATGGCCTATACTCCAAACATAGGTTCTCCGATTTTTATTGATAACGTTTATGAATATTACTCTATAAATTTTGCCCAGGCATTTTACCAAAAAGTAGCTAACCCATCAAGTCTTCATAGTAACCGAGGATATGAAATTGGTATTGTATATATGGATGATTTTAATCGTTCATCTACAGCGCTTGTAAGCCCTGATAATACCATTCAGATACCTTGTGCTAACTCTGCCTTAAAAAACTCAATACAGGTCACTATACCCACCTCACAGAGAGCTCCTTCTTGGGCTACTCGTTATAAGTTTGTTATCAAACCTGATGAAGAAAATTATGAGACTATTTATAGTAACATATATTTTGAAGACCCTGGAAGCAACGCTGCTTATTTTTTGTTAGAAGGGGAAAGTGCAAATAAAGTAGAAGATGGAGACAGACTTATAGTAAAGTCAGATATCAATGGTCCTACTCAAAATTGTGTATACACTACTGTTTTAGAAAAAGAAGTAAAAGCGGAAGGGTTTTTAACTATACCCACTGGGCAAAATGACCCGGTTAGTGGTGACCCTATAAATGTATTTGTTCCTTCTGGGCCATACATGAAGTTAAATCCAAACAACTTTTCTATAGTAACAGACACTAGTGTTGGAGGCCCGTTTGTAATACAGGGGCCTCGTGAAGATACAGCAGATAGGAGATTAGAAAATCCATTAGTAAACTATCCTGTAAATATTATAAATCCAGTTGGGATTGGACCTACATCTTACATAGATTATACTATTCCAGCAGGAAGTAGAATTAAAATTGAAATATCTCAAACAAGAACCGGAACAAATAACACTTGTCCAGCTCGTTCAAATGTATATAATGCTGAGTTTGTTGCTAATGAAACTCATAATAATTTTGAAGATTGGTTCACTCAAGAAAACATTGGAACTTTTCTTGTTAATGACAGTATTTCAAGCCCATCTAATTACACAAATGTAGTTCTTCCTTCAATTAGTCAAAACGGACCTCCTACCATTAATGACATTCAAACATCAGACTTAACTAACTATTATCGATTTTATACAGATAATCTTACAGGACAGACTTTCTTAATGGTAACCGGCCCCGATGCTTGCGCTAGTTCAAAACATTATCAAAAGAGAAAAGCTACTGTAAGAGTAAACATAGAGGTAATAAGATACTCAAGTACTATTGCTTTTGAAACAATACCATCAGATGCACTTCCAGATGTATGGTATGAAAACAACCTTTCTTTACCTATAGGAGCTGATGGTGCACACGCAGGTAATATACAAAGTCAAAACCTTACAACAGCTCAACCAGCAATTATAGACACTGGTTTCTATAACTGTTACGCCTTTGGAAATGGTGTTGAAAGTTATAAGATTAGAGACTCTATAGCTGGCAAAACATTAACGCTAGGTAACAGAGTTACTTCAACTTCTTCAGTAGATTATAAGCAGGCTCATAGATTTGCAGACCTTACTTATAGTGGTGTGTTTAATGATGAGACCAATGTAAATAAACTAAACGAGTTTAACCTTGGTCTTGCCAACTTTAAACCACTTGAAGATACGTTTGGTTCTATACAAAAATTATTTGCTAGAGAAACCGATATACTTACGCTACAAGAAGATAAAATATCTTATGTATTAAGAGGTAAAAACTTACTATCTGATGCGGCAGGAACTAGCGTCTTGACCTCAGTTCCTGAAGTACTAGGATTACAGATAGCTCGAATAGAGGATTATGGTATTAGTTTTAACCCGGAGAGTTTTTCTGCTTGGGGGTATAATAAGTTTTTTACAGATTCAAAAAGAGGAGCGGTAATACAACTACAAGGGGCTAACTATCAAAACGAACAGCTTGTTGTTATCTCAGAAGCAGGTATGCGCTCTTGGTTTAGAGATTTATTTATAGAAGTGCCTGACACCCAAAAGCTCGGAGGGTTTGACCCTTATATGAATGAGTATGTGTTATCTTCTAATACAATTAGTTTGCCTGCGGTTGTTGTTCCTGTGTCTTGTGGCGTGAGTAGAAACTTAACTGTTTCTGCTTCTAGTCCTCAGACATTTACTGTTGATATGTCTGAATTGGTTGGTACTGCAACAGTTAGTTATGAAATACCATTTGAAGGTACAGACAACATAATAACAGAGCTTACTTTAGAAGATGTTATTACAGAAGGAGGTGTCGATATAGTTAGTGAGAATCCTTTCTCAGGTACTGCGTATGTTATAACAGTTACTTATAACGGAAACACCTATAGCTCAGGTAACGTATTTGTGAGCGGCTCATTTACCTTCCCTAAAGATGTAGTAAATGTAACTGAAGCAACTGTGGTTGTTTCTACTTCAAACACATCCGCAGATACTGTTGAGGTTACTGTAGGATGTCCAGTAGCTCCTTACTTAACAATTTACAATATTGCAGTAACAAGTAACAATGAAGCTGGAGAGTTTGTCCACAATGAATACAGATGGACTGATGGAACATTTACTTCTCCACTGCATTCGAATCTAGTTACATTTGCTTCTGGAACTTCTCAACCTTTAGTTTCTCAATACACCACAGTAGTGGGAGCGCAAGGCGCTGGTATAATTCCGGCAGATGGAGCAGCTGTTACTTTATTTAGCAATAAAAAATCTACGGATAATTTTGTCTTTAATCCAAACTTAAATAAGTTTAAATATTTAAGAACAAATACCGTATACCAAAATAATAGTTCAGATATAAATTCATTGTTGGCGGCATCAACAACGATTACTCCTATAGTAACATCAGGAGCTCCTGATGTTTACTCGGCAAACTTTACAATGCCAAGTTCTGGAAATAATC